TTTAACCATCCAAACCAGGTGAGCCCACGGAACCGAGCCAGGAAGCGCTACCGACAGAAAGGTCCGAGGAACGACACGCAACCCCGCCATAGCCACCGCTGCTCAAGCCGCCAAAGCACCAAGCGGCACGGACGCCAGAGGCGGCCGGGTAGCAGGTGAAGCCGGCTTTACAGCCAACGCCGCTACCGCTTGCGTTGACTCCTTCTGGCCACTCTACTGCGGGATCATCCGTAATAGCTGTATCTTCGATGTATTTCCAAGCACTTGTTGTTCCGGCAGGGAATACTAAGGTCAAGTCCTCCTGCTTTGTGTAATCAGAAGTAATCGCAGTGCCGCTAACTTTGCTCTGGTCGTGGCAGGTATAGCAGTCGAAATTATAGTTTCCGTCTGCATCTGTGGACCACTGCCACAATTCATCGCTGACGATCAGATAGGCACCGTTCATAAACTCTACTTTCTGGAGCAACCCAGGCTCTTTTCCGTTCGTGCAGTTGTACCGGCTTCCGTCTGTTCCTAACACCTCGTCATTCCAACCGGACCAATAAGGATCGGTGCTGAGATATGTGCTGTTCTCAGTCGTATCAAATGTCGTTCCACCGTTGTCAATGTAGACAGCAGAATAGGTCTCCCCTTCAATCTCAACATCCTTGATGTCCTTGATGCGCTTATTCTTGCAGACGGAGTAATTGCTTGCCGTATTTCTGTCCGAACCGGACTGGATTCCAACCTGCACACTACTACCTACAAGAAGGTTTGCTGCCTGGGACTGAGTAAGAATCACACGCTCAACCCCTGTTTCTGACTTTGCGGCTGTGTACTGGTAATTGTAACTTGTGCAGCCCTCGATTGTTCCGGAATTTCCCTTGCGAGCATATTTCAGACGCATCATGCGGTCAAGAAATTTGATAAGACTTCCTGCCGCACCACTGTACTGCGTGCCTCTCTTTCTCCAAGCCGCTACTCCGGCTGTGTGAGAAATCCAGTTGACCGGTGCCAATTCAGTGCCGCAAGTGATTGTTCCTGCCGAATCGTAACCTGCAGCGTATTTCGGGTGTGCCATATAAGCATGAATTTTTCCGGTACGGTCTTTTCCTTCCGGCCACTGCTTATACCCTGGTGCCTGGTGGCATCTCATTTTCAGATAGCGGTACCCGCCATCGTTCCACTCCTTTGTAAATGTGTTCTTCTGCAGAACCCAAGTAAGATGTTCGCCGGAGCGGACATCTGCGATATCGTCGATGTGTTCCACATAATAAATCTCGTGGCTGCCATCCGAATTTTTCTCTGCAGATACCTCCACGCACCAGAACTGAGGAAGTCTGGCGAAATCGTCTCTGCCTGCTGTCTCAGAGGTGGAAGGTGTTACAACCAGCCCTGCACTATCGTCAGTAAGTTCTCCGATTGATGTGTTGCTTGTTTTATACAGAGGGAACACAACGCCATGCACCCTGTCGTCCTCCAGGACTCTTCCGAACCATCTTTCCAGCATTTCTGCCCTTGTGTTCTTGGAAGAATCAAACTGGCTCTTCCACCACTCGATAAAGAGGCTGTCTACCTCTTCCTTCGTGGTGCATTTTGATACCAGATATTTGTAGCAGGCATCAGCGGCACCCGGATTTGTTCCACCGGCAACCGCCACTTTCTGCATTTCCACCAGGTCTTTAACCGTAGTGTCTCTTGGAATGTTGATTGTCATATCCGACATACTTAGTCCTCCTTAATAATGATATTCAGCCCGCCATCCGAACTATCGAAGGCAAGCTGGGCTTTTGCGTTTTGCAGTGCGGTAATATCCCTGCGATTGGCCACAGTGTTACTCAACAGCTGCTTCGGACCTTCGTTGATATTGCTCGCATGGTTCGTGTCTGTCGTTTCTGTAACCTTGATCGTGTCAGAATACACCGCACTGTTAGAATCTACTTTGTAGTCTTTCATGTGTCCTCCTTTCCGGAACGATTAAAATACATCATCCAGTGTAAAGGTCATTTCCATATCATCGTCTTTGCCCTTTTTGGTAAAGTTTTTGATGCTGAGGATGTCTCCCTCTGCATCATACAGACCGATTTCGCTGATATCCTCTCCACCGAGTTCCGTTTCTGCCAGCGTACACTCATACCTGCAGGTCGTGTCAGAAGTGAAGGTGTACCCTTTGATTGCCTTTCTATACAACTCGTGTTTTAATGTTGTCTGGCTCTCAGAGGGTGCAATCGCTTTACCGCTGGAATCTGTACCACCATCACCAAATGCCATTCCTACGATTTTCGGTAAAGTAATGACTCCGGCTCTGGCTTGTGCCATTTTCTTTCGTGCTGTCTTTGTGACGATCACATTTTTTTCTGCCATTAGATTTCCTCCTTCCTGTATATTGAATTAAGCAGGCTGGAACCATTCAGCCGAAGCGAACCGTCCAGGTATGCTAAATTCCGTTTGATAGTTAATGTTGCGGTTCCGACATCCTCACTGTTTTGTATGGATGCCCTTATAGTGCAGGTGGGCCTTACATCCTGTCGGGTAGAATCCAGTGTTGTATTTCCATCCAAATTCAAATCCCCGTCCAACACTGTGCAATTCCAAAACGGCATGATAAAAGCATAATTCCCAGCACTCTTCGCACTGGCGCTTTCATTGTTTGTAACCCTTGTTCTCATTACCAGCCTGTCAAACTCTGCAGATTCAGAATTTTCGACTTCTCCCTGGTCGTATTTCAAACCAACAACCAGGTCATATCTACCTATGCCTCCGAGCAGCAACGAACCGTCAAGAAGATGCGCTCCGTTCAACATAGGAAGTCCCCAGAAGTTGACCGCCATTCTATTGGTCACTCTGAGGACATTTACTTTTTCCAGATTTCTGTTATCGAGTATCACGCTGATCCAGTCGGCCACCCGATATAGCGTATGAGACTGTTTCAAGGCGTCAAGTTTTTCCCTAAGAGATTTCATGTCCAGGGTTCCCTCGCCAATAGCGATAACCTTGAAAATATTCGGATGCTCCAGGGCAAAATTGTATTCTCCCGGATCATGCACATCTAAAACATGAAACTCAAAATCCATCGAGTTATTCAGATATGTTTCCATCCTGTACGGAGTCATCGGTGCTCTGTAATCTCTCCTCTGAAAAATCAGTTTCCGCCTTTCCTCGTAGTCGAGGTCATTTCTGACCGGCAACCCCCATTTCATTTCATGGTACATCAGCCCCCATGTGGCTGTTTCCGGAAACATTTGGTTCGGCAGGTCCTCCATCAATTCATTGACTGTATCGTACTCCTGCCCCATGACCTCAAACAGCCACTTTCCGACATACGATGTGTCGTAGAAGCCATCCGAAACGGTACTGAGCATTTTCTTGGCGCTCTCGCTCTTAGGGAAATTTTCTAAGTCAAATTTTTCCACAACACCGCCTCCTAACTAAAATCAAGAGTACCTGTTGTCGGGTACTCTTCTTTTGCTAAAACGACATTGCTCATGCCGCCATCTATGAGGAAGGTGTCGAAATCCTTAACTCCTGTGATGTCTGTAATCAGAGGTCTTATATCGTTGTACCGGATAAGATTTTCACTCTTGGCCTCGGTGTAAATCGCCTTGACAAGTTCCGAAAATTCCGCCTTGATCTGCTCGATACTCGTAGTTGTATCGTACTGCAGTCCGGTTATTGTATAATTTACCTTAACGGTTGTTGCCGCTTCGCACAAAAGCTGAGCACAAGCCGTAGGGAGCAATCTCTTGCTCCTATCATCCGGAGAAACAATGTAATTATAAACATCCTCTACCAGCTTTTCATTGGCCGGCTGTCCGTTTGCATCCACCAGTACCAGTTTTACCGTTCCCGGTCCGTTGGCAGCCGGTATGACAATACAATCTCCTGCTCCCGCCTGCTTCGCCCAACGCTCATAATCTGTATCATTTCCAAGCGATGTTCGGCTGTTGCTGTTTTCTGCGGCAATTCTGTCGTAAAAATCATCGTTGCTTTCTCTTTCGGTTCCGCCTGTGATTTCCTCCGGATTCACAACCTCTGCGATTGCTTTGTCCGGTTTCGCCATAATTACCACTGTGTTTGCCGCAACATTGGAGTCCGTCCCCGCTTCAACTGCGGAAACAGGTATCAGAACGCTTCCATCCTCTCCTATCACTGCATCATTGATGGAAGAAAATTCTATTGAAGGACCTGTGTCTGTTGCAGGTGTGCAAAACACAGTTCCGGCGGCTATCTGGGTACCCGGTGTACCGCTGACCTTCACTTTTCCATAGGCGTATTCCGGCTGGTTTCTCGTGAGTCCTGCCTGCTGACCATGAAGGTCGAGCCAATCATCCCACGCATACTGAGGAAATGCTATCATTAGCGTTCTTACCAGGTGGTAATTGATTATCTCGTCTTTTTCAAGTGCTGCAGGTTTTGTGAAGTCATAAGGAAAACCGCCCGGCATATCATCGATATCATCCGGAAGATTATTCATCATTCTTTCGTGTATCTCGTCTGCCGAATTATTTTTCAGAAAATCCGGCATTTCAAATTCCAACTGCATTTTCGTTTCACCTCCTTACAATGAAATTGTGATTTCTTCATCCCAATCTAAGCCTTTTACTGTGAAACTGCAGTGCATATTGTCGCCGTCCCATGTAAAAGAAAAATCCCGGACGTACTCTGTCCTGGGATTTACCATAATGGCATCTGTGATTTCTCTCTGCACCATTGATTCAACGGTCTTTTCATCATCATCCGCCATCGCTCTCTCCATTTCAGTCCCGATCACATCAGGATATGCGGAGCATTTGTACCTTTCTGTCTGTGCAATCTTGAAACACCATATTGCGTATGCCTCTTTTCCATCGCACTCTACCATCCGGTGTGCGCCGTCCCTTACAAAATCTCCTGCCTCTACATCCCACTTTGCACTCCGCTTATACTGGGTGTCGTATTCCGAAGATTCAGAGATAAAATCCGGTACCTCTACCACCGGAAACAGTGATTCCGACATTCTGCCTCGCCTCCTTCCTATGAACTTACAATGACATCTACCACAACAGCCTCACTCTGCACCCATGCAACAAGCACACGATCTCCCGCCTTGATAACCGGTGGTGCGACTGTGTGCGAATGTCCGCCTGTGTTATGTGTTGCCGTCTGGTTTTCATGCCCGGAATGTCCGCCTCCGGATATTGTGAAAGACAATCCTCCAACATGGCGGCACACTGTATAATCACCTTTCGGTATTGGAACCGGAAATGTGTTCGTGAGCAGGCTGCCATTTGACTGTATCTCCCCAAAATCAAGGACCAGGGGCGATTCATTCTCCTTTTTCATTCGCTGGCTTAGAACTGTTGCCAGCTTATTTGTTCCTGGGTTTCCATCAAAGTCTCCCATCCTGCCACCTCCTAATCAAAAGTTCCATCGTCTACCCATCCATACACATTGCTGCTGCTGTCTGTGTGAATAAGATGCCATGGGTGAGTTTTGCCGGAACCGTTTTTGATTGTGATTTTTGCCTTGCCTGCTTTTGCACTATATCCCTTTGAACCGGAATAACTGCTTACATAGTGGGTACCGCCATGGAAATTCACCACATCGCCCACATTGTACTCCTTCTTCTTGGATGTTGTGCTGCTACTGCTGCTGCTTTCCGTCTTTGTTTCCGCCAGTTCCAACTCCATCGTCATACTGTACGAATCCGCATTATGCTGAATACTCTCAACATAGTAATAATTTGACTCTGAACCGCTGATGATGTAAACCAGGTCTCCCTTGCGGATAAACGGAACATCCGGGCTCTGCACTGTCATTGACTTTTCAATCTTGCCTTCATCGTCAATGATTTCCTGTGCGGCTGATTTTGCATCGCTTGTACTCTCGTCCGAACCCCTGGTGTAAATTCTCTGCCGGATTCCGTATTTCGTTAACCCGTTTACAACGGCGTCAACACTGCGCTTTCCATCATCATCCGCCTGTCCAACGACCTTCACCCTTGTAATGAGGTCTGCTGTGCTGTATGTTTGGCTGATGGTCTGTGTATTGTCCTTCCGGAACACATACACCGTAGAATTACTTCCCTTCGGTATGATGCTCGTCTTGCCTTTTGAAGCCCGTATAATGCACTGATCCTCGCCCTTCTTGGCTGCATCGTCCAAAAATTCTAGGATAATATCTGACAGGTAATTGTTGTTATATACCGTCTTTCCATGTGATGCATTCGGTCCTTTGTAGGTGTCCTGCGGAACTTCCCAATCATCGAGTATTCCCTGGATTGCCGACTTTGTGCCTGTTCCAGACGGATAATACCGGTTGTCCTGGCTTTTCTGCAATTTGTATAACTCGTCATAATTGGTACACTTCAAATCCGAACCACTGTTTTTCTCGATAGGGTTCCATGTTTCCACATACCCTCTCGCAACCTCTTCATCAAGCGAACCTCCGTCAGTAGCAAAAATACCTATCAAGCACCCAGGTTTAATGATGCTTGACAGGTACCCTTTAGAAGTCTTGTCGTTTCTTGCGGAGAATGAGGACCGCACCGAGATTTCATTTTTATTCTCTTCCCATCCAAGATTATGAATATAGTCCCTGATGTTGTACTGTTTCCCGCTTTCATCCATCACGACAACACGATATTGGATTTTTGACAAATCTATCATAAGCCAACCTCCCTATACCAGCTGCAGAGTCGTTCCTGGCCATATCCAATGACCATGATCTGAACTCGACTTGCCATGTGACTTCGCTGCCGCCTCAATCGTGGAGCTGTTTGCATCATATAGTTTGGTCCAGTTTGCACCACCACCGCATTTTTTTGAGGCAATCCCCCAGAGAGTGTCACCGCTTACGATGGTGTATGTCCCTTTTGACGATGTGGATGCGCTGCTCGTGCTGCTCGTTCTTGGCTTTGTCTTTTTTACAAATGCCGCAATTTTTAACTCGTTCGTGCTGTATATCTGCAGGGGCTTTTTCCGTGTAAAGGTTATCGTGTATTCTATGTTTCCATAGGCTCCTACCGGACTTGCCTCAAACGAAGAAACCGTAACATCCACATTTATCCATGTCTCAGTCACGATAAGATTTAAGACTGTTTCATTCGCCATATACTCCCGGATGATATTCACACAGGCGTTTGGCTCCTGGTAACTCGATTTTTTCACAATCGGCTCATTCTTCTTGGAAGGTCCAAAAAATACATGGCTCCATGTGAACTCGTCCGAATCAGTACCCTTTGGCACCTTTACGGTGCCTTGGGATATGATGTCGAAACTTTGGTACTTCGCTGCATATTTTCCGGTTATTTTCTCCGGAAGAGAAGGAAACGTAAACCGTTGCCCGCTCCCAACCGGAATCAGTTTAATATCCATGGTCTACGCCTCCTTTAATGGCATATTGGAAAATACCTCTTCCAGTTTTCCGGCAATCTCGCCGCCCAACTCGTCAGCCATTTCCTTCATATGCTTTTTAATTACCTGCATAATGTCCTCTTCGCTCTGTCCGTTGCCACCCTGGATAGAAAACTGCGGGTTCACTGACACCTGCACCTGCACCGATGTTCCGGATTCTCCACTGCTCTGTGTAGCAGATGCCGAAACAGGCTCGTAGGTTGATGCTGTGCCCTCGTAACTATCCTCTGTGGTTTCGATATAGGCTGAGGATGCGTTTCTATTTGTTTCATTGATTAAATTGTTGTTGCTTGCATATTCGCTCAAATATGAGCCTCCTGCAAAGCCGATGTCCTGGAACTTCTGGATGCCATCCTGTGAACCGGACACATAACCTCCGGCTGCATTTGCGCTTACGCCCAGGGACCTTCCGGCCTCCTCGTACAGTTTCAATGCGTCCTGCCTTCTGGAAGGGTTCGTTGGAATTACATACTCGCCCCATCCTTCCTCTGCAAGCCATGACATCTGAGGTCCGCCGGACACATAACCTCCGGCTGCATTTGCCTTAACCGTAATGGATGTACTACCACTCGCACCGCTTCCGGTAATGGAAAATGTCTTTGTAGGATTCAGTAAATTGTAGTCCAGGGTAACATTCAGAGGCATTGTTACATCATGCCCCGCCCCGAACATTGTATCTGTTGCAGAATCGACATTCCCCTTTACGATTTCAAGTGCCGCATGGACCTTATCCATATCAGCGTCCTCGATGGCTGTTGCCACGCCTGTACTCAGGCTCTCTTTCAGTGCGCTCATATCGGCATCTGACAAATCCAAATCTGCCAGCTGGTCGTATATTGCCTGCGAATACGGGCCTATGAAGTCGATGCTGGATGCGTCTGCAGTCTGGCTTTCCATATACTGCTCCATGAAGGAACTGAGGGTATCTTCATCACTCGCATTTTCCAATGCGTTGTGAAGAGCCTCGGAGTAGGAAGTTTTGACCGTATCGAAATATTCTCCGTAATAATCGGACATTTTCTGTTTCAGATCGTCTGAGTTCAGCCCTATGGACTCGCCCTCTGTCGGTCCTGTTATGGATTCCATTAGGTCTCTCCAGTCCTCATTCGTCATAGAGTCCCAATCCAGAGCCTCCTTGATTTCATCCGCTGTCGGTATTGCGTCCTTGTAATCCTGGATAATCGTTTCCTTGGTTCCTTCCGGTACCGCAAGTGCCGTCTGAATTAACTCTGTCGCAATGGTAGTCTGCTGTGCTGTGTCAAGACTGAGTTTGTCAAGCCCTATCCAGCTTATCACATCTGCGGTAGACCACTGCGTAACATCCGGATGCTGCAGCATGGCATTGTTCAAAGCCTCCTGCAGTTTCTCCGCCGTTGTTCCTTCGATTTCCGGCATAAGACCGGATAATTCTGTATCAAACGCCGTTGCTATGCTCTCCAGGTTGAATGAGCTGACTCTGGCATTTATCTCGTTAATCTGAGCATAATAACCATCTGTGGCATCTTGCACTGCCTGGTCGTACTCTTCCTGCGTGATTGCTCCCTCCGAAAGCTGCAGGTTCAGATTTGTAAGCGTTACTGTCAAAGCATTATCATACTGCTCGGACGCCTCCGTAACCTCTGCCTGCAATTCTTCCTGCAGGGCATTGAAACTGTCAATGTCGAGTGCCGCACCGTTGTACTTGATTTTCAGAGTATCAAACTCTGCATCTGTCTGTGCCGATGTCAGCTTATTTGTGATTTCCGTAATCTGGCTCTGCAGATTTTCCAATTCCGCCGATTCATCCAAGGTTATAACACCGTCACTGAGGGCGATTTCCATTGAATTACTCAGTTCCTCGGAGATATTGGAAACCTGGTTCTTCAATCCTTCATAGAAACTATCCAGGCTCGTAGTATCTCCGGATTCTCCGGTGAGCAGTTTCAAAGCAACCGTTGCTTCGTAGTGGTTATCGTCAATGTAGGTCTGTGCCGACTCCACAAAATTATCTACTGCCGTCCGGTAATTATCCTGCTCCGTTTCGGATAACTGCATACCCAGACCAACTTTCCAGTTCTCCTTCTTCAAACTAGATGCAGAAGATTTCAAACTGGTAAGAGCGCTCTCCGTATCAGCTGTTGCCTGTGAAAACTCTTCGAGTTCGTCTGCCATATCAGCAAATGTGATTGAATTTGCCACCTTCTTCACCTCTTCCAGGGAAAGCGAAATATCGCCAAACGCATTCGTGGCGACTTTTACACATTCTTCCTGGAACATCTGAGCAAACTCCTCAGCCGATACTTCCGAATCATTCATAGCCTGCGTAAGAGTATCGTTCTTGAATTTAACATCATCGATTGAGAGACCGGTTGCCTCAAATATTTTCTGAGCCTTCTCAGCCTCCTTCTCCATTTCCTCTACATTGTCCTGGTACTCTTCCTTGATTTTGTTGCCCTTGATCCATCCTGCTATGCCTCCGACACCAGCGCCGACCAAAGCACCAACAGCTGTACCCAAACCAGGAATAACCGAACCAAGTGCGGCTCCGGCTGCTGCACCGGCGGCAACGCCACCCGCTTTCCATGCTGCTGATTCTCCGTATGCCTTTGTCTCGTCTGCATCATCAGACTTTATTGCCTTGTATGCATCCAATGCACTACTAACCAGCGTTGCTCCTGCCGCTATACCTCCGGCTGTTGCTGCGGCACCCGATGCAATAAGGCCGGCTCCTGTGGTTGCTCCGGAACCAAGACTTAGACCTCTCAGTCCCATCGTAACTCCGAGACCTTTCAGACCGGTTCCGGTTGCTGCTGATCCCATCATCCATGTTCCTAAGTTTCCGGCCAGCGATGTTCCTGTTGCTGCATTAGTTCCGAATATTGCCTTGCCTATACCGAAAGCACCTTTTCCTAAACTCAAAAACGGACTTGCGATTTTGCTCAGCATAATTGCAGAAAATACGGATGATAAATCTGCCGACTGTCCTCCAGGAAGTAATTTTCCTGCATTTGACAGCAGGTTACTAAATCCGGACCACAAATTTGCAGAAATCGTGTCAAAGTCAAAACCCTCAGAAAAGCCTTTTGCGAAGGATGCTCCAATGCTCACTCCCTCGTCCAGTGTTTCTCCGATATCGATTCCGAGCATTGCCATAACTCCAACCTTTATACCGGTACCAAGTCCTTTTCCGATATCTCCGGCAAAATCTGCAAACTTTGCTTTTCCGGTGCTGTTCCACCACTCTGAAAACGGCTCTGCTATAATTTCATCCCAGGCAATCTTTACCTTTCCGAAGAAATCTGCATTTTGCCACTCTTCTGTGCTGGAAATTTCCTTAAACTTTCGCTTCATTCGGTCTACTTTCGTGTCGAACCAGTCCATCATTTCATCCAGGGCAATCTCAATCTCCGGCATCTGGTCTGTCAGCCACTCTGCCAGACTCTTTACATACGGTGCAAGTCGCTCTCCGAATGAAATCTTTACGCCGTCCACTGCACTTTGCAGCAAAGTAATAGAACCGCTGAGGTTGTCTAACATAGTGTCAGCCATACTCTCTGCGGCTCCGTCTGCGTTATTGATGGCATCTGCCAATTTATTATAGTCCTCTTCTGAGGCGTTCAAGATAGCCAGCAAGCCTTTCTGTGCCTCCGTTCCTGCTATCGTATTTGCCAGGGAGGTTTTCTGTTCATCGTTCATATCTGCAGTCTTTGCTCTCAAAGCGTCCAAAATATCAGACAAATCGTTTGCGTTTCCACTGCTGTCATAGAATGATATGCCCAATTCCTCCAGGGCATCTGCGGCTCCGCTTGTATTCGTTGACAATCTCGTAAAGATTGAGTTCAACGCAGTACCAGCCATGGTACTTTTTACACCTGCATTCGCCATTAAGCCGGTTGCAAGAGCAACATCTTCGATTGAATATCCGAGCGATCCTGCCATCGAACCGGCATATTTGAAGGTTTCACCCATTCCGGAAACCGTTGTATTCGCATTTGATGCAGCCGCCGCCAGTACATCCGAGAAATGCCCTGCATCCGATGCCTGCATATTGAAGGCTGTCAGTGCGTCAGTGACAATATCCG